CGAAGGATTTCAATCGTCCGTGGGTAAGAACATTTGATAGGTATTATAAGGAGACGATAGGGGAGGCGATTGATAGTTTGGCATATACTGCAGCAGATATGAAATCAATATGGTTTCAGCAGTATTTGGAGAATGGAGGGCACGGTTGGCATATACATGGACAACATTATACTGGGGTATATTACTTGGAGTATAGTGATGGATGTGGTAAGACAGAGATATGTTCACCGTATAATTTGAAGAAGATGCAGATAGATGTGAAGGAAGGGGATATGATTATATTTCCTGCACATTGGATTCATAGAGGTATGGCGAATGGAAAGAAGAGAAAGACGATTATATCGTTTAACTTTGACATCATTGCAGATAGGTTAAACTTAATGAAATTATAGATAAAACAAAATTGAAAAACGGTATATCTTGTATGCAAAAAAATCCCGGAGAAAATTTAACCACTATAGAGGTTGATCCTGTAACTGGTGAATATGTTGTTAAAGTACCTGAGTGGATTATATCTGAGTTCGGGTGGTTTGAGGGTACAGAGATTAATATGGAAGTAGATAAAGATAGTATCGTAATAACCGAATTATAGTATTGACTATCACTTAAGTTCCTAGTATAATTACTATTGAATCGATTCACATTTCAAACTTGACCTAATTATGGCAAAAGGATTTACAGTAAAAGCAAAAGCACCCGCTAAGCCAAAAGCAGCAGAGCAAGAGTGGGATTATGATAAAGCAAGAGAGATGCTTAAAGGTAAGACAGTAGTCTTCTGTCTACCTGGTCGTGGAGTATCATATGTTTATTTGAAGAACTTTGTACAACTGTGTTTTGACCTTGTACAATGTGGTGCTAGCATTCAGATTAGTCAAGACTATAGTTCAATGGTGAACTTTGCACGTTGTAAGTGTCTTGGTGCAAATGTATTGCGTGGACCTCAGCAGAAACCTTGGGATGGTAAGTTGAAGTATGACTACCAACTTTGGATTGATAGTGACATTGTGTTTAACACTGAGAAGTTCTTTCAATTGGTTCTGATGGATAAGGACATTGCTGCTGGTTGGTATATGACTGAAGATGGTCAAACTACTTCCGTTGCACATTGGTTGGAAGAAGATGACTTCCGTAGTAATGGTGGTGTAATGAACCACGAAACTGGAGAGACCATTTCTAAGCGTCGTAAACCATTCACTGTTGATTACACTGGATTTGGTTGGTTGTTGATTAAGAACGGTGTCTTTGAACACGAAGGTATGCCTTATCCCTGGTTTGCACCGAAGATGCAAGTCTTTGAATCTGGTGAAGTACAAGATATGTGTGGAGAAGATGTATCATTCTGTCTCGATGCAAAAGAAGCAGGATTTGAGATTTGGTGTGATCCTCGCGTTCGCGTTGGACACGAAAAGTCTCGCGTGATCTGATACTATGGAGGAGAAATATACAATTCTCCATAAGGAGAAAGTACTTTATAAGGGCTTGACCAAAGATGAGTACTTTGATATTATGGAGGACCTTTCAATTGAGTTCTATCAGAAAGGTTCTCCACGTCCTCAAGACCTTGAGACAAAAATTACTAAGTTCTAGGAGTTATTATTATGGCAATGCGTTCAAAGATTGGTGCTCTCGGTAAGGACGGGTTTATGCCCGGAAAACCAAAGAAGACTCGTCAAGGGTCCGGAAAAAACACGAAGTATGCCGCTTCTTCTCGCAATGGTGCTAAGAAAGCATATCGTGGACAAGGACGGTGATTAAATAGACCAGTTATATCGTTTTGAATGGCTTGTCTTATTACTAATCTTCCATCACAGGAAGTATGGGTACGTAAAGAATATTTGACCGACCATCAAAGTGGACACGGTGAATTTGTAAAGGGCGTTTGGGTATCGGCTAAGTCCATACCTGGACGCACTTTTTATTTTGAAACTTACTTACCAGAATATGCGGCAATGTATGATAAATTGCCGATTTCTGCTTTCCTCTCGGAACCAGAAACTCCTGATCCTGATATGGATTTACCTAATTTACAGTTCTGGAACTGTATGGACTATGGTGTCGTTAGTGTAGATAAGAAATTCATTGGTTCAATGGACTTCGAATGCTATACACGCGACTTTGGTATTCAAAAAGGTACTTATGTTTGCACAATCGATAACTATCACCACGATCCAGACTACGTAGACTGGGCAACAAGTGAAAATCCTGCTGAACATAAGTCTCATAACCTTATTGAATTGGATAATGGTCAATATGCACTCTATCCAAACAATAGATTACGTATTTTTGACAATAGTTTGACACCTATGGAACCTAAAATGCCTGATTTTAAGGTTTCAACTCAATATTATCAGGTAGAAAATGGGTTTGAACGACTTGGTATGGGTCGTGAAGACGAATATCACTGGAAAACAGCAAAAGAACGCCAACAGGAGGAAGAAAATGGAACCAACTAGTGACTTTTTGGACAATTTAGCAGCAAAACAACACGAAAAACTGATTCGTGAGGTTGTTGGTGACAATAAAAACACCGATAAAGACGATGAACCTCAAAATTTGACCGAAGAAGCATAAAATAAATACTAATAGGGATAGCAACCCCTCAAAAAGTTCTGTTTTTTACAAAACAGGAGCAAAATGGCAAAGTATCACGTCGATAGAGATACTGAGTACATGTACAGAATGTGGGGAACCACTAGTTTGATAACAGATTATTGGTGTAAACCACGTAAAACCAATGATGACCCCGAAGAATTAACTGAGGAAGAAAGAAAACAATAATTTTCTGATATAAGGTATAAATAAATCTATAGAAAATACACGCTCAATGCCTACTAAGAGGGTTTCTCGCGCTTTTAAGGATATTAGTTTCTCATTTGATCCACATCCAGTGACGAAGGACCTTCCTGTACTCATTAATGAGCGTGCTATCATCAGATCTATTCGTAATTTAGTTGAAACTATCCCAACTGAAAGGTTTTTTAACCCAACGTTGGGTTCCGATGTACGTAAAAGTCTCTTTAATTTTGTTGATGTTGCTACTGCTAGTGTAATTCGCTCTCAGATCTTGAATACAATTGAATTTTATGAACCAAGAGTCGATAATTTACGTGTTCAAGTAGATCCAAGACCTGATGATAATAGTTTTAATGTCATAGTCTTCTTTCACATTGTGGGACAAGACCTTCCAGAAACACAGTTTTCATTCATATTAGAATCGACAAGGTAAAATATGCCTTTTACACAGTTTACCAATCTTGATTTCGATCAAATCAAGACCCAAATCAAAGATTATCTTCGTGCAAACTCAAATTTCACGGATTTTGACTTTGAAGGGTCTAATTTTTCTGTCTTGATTGACACTTTAGCATACAATACGTATATTAATGCGTTTAATGCCAACCTTGTCGTAAATGAATCCTTCCTAGATGCGGCAACAGTACGTGAAAATGTTGTTTCTCTTGCTAGAAACATTGGATATGTACCACGCTCTAAAACCGCTGCTACGGCGAACATAACGTTCTCTGTCCCCACCACTACTACCAGTGGTTTTATCACCCTTACAGCGGGTCTGGTGTGTGTTGGAGCGTTTGATAATACATCTTATCGTTTCTCAATTCCAGAAGATTTAACAGCTCAAGTTGTTAATGGTCAAGCACAATTTGGTACTGCCGATAAACCAGTTAAAATCTATCAAGGTTCGTCACTTTCAAGGCAGTTCTTAGTCAATACATCAACTGATCAAAGATTTATTATTGATAACCCTAATGTTGATTCTTCAACAATTAGAGTGTATGTAAAGGGTATCAACGATAGTGGACTTGGAAGAGAATATCGTAGAGCAGATAATATATTAGAAGTAGACAAAAATTCCGAAATCTATCTCATTCAAGAGATTCAGGATGAAAAATATGAACTCTTGTTCGGTGATGGTTACTTTGGAAGACCTTTAGAGAACAATGCCATCATTACCGTAAGATATATTATTACTGAAGGTAAAGCAGGTAATGGTGCATCAGAGTTTGACTTTCAAGGTAACTTTGTAGATGAAGCAAATAAGAGGGTAATTCCTTCTGATACAATTAGCGTAACCACCACTCAGAGGGCGATGAATGGTGGTGATATTGAGAATGTAGCGTCTATCAAGTATTTCGCCCCTAGACTCTATGCAGCGCAATCTAGGGCGGTTACATCAAGAGATTATGAGGCAATCATTCAATCAATTTACCCAAACACCGAATCTGTAGCAGTTGTTGGTGGTGAAGAATTAAGTCCACCAAAATTTGGTACAGTTCAAATCAGTATCAAACCAAAAAATGGTACATATATCTCAGACTTTGATAAACAAAACATTTTAAGTAAACTGAAGCAATATGCTATTGCAGGTATCAATCAAAATATAATTGACCTTAAAGTTCTTTATGTTGAGATTGATTCTTCAATTTACTTTAATAGCAATCAAATTTCTGATGTTGATGAATTGAGAACCAATGTAATAGATACGTTATCAATTTATTCACAAGATGTTGATATTAATAAGTTTGGTGGAAGATTTAAGTATAGTAAGATGCTTCAACTTATTGATAGAGTTAATTCTTCAATTACCTCTAATATAACAAAGGTAAAAATTAGAAGAGATTTGAGAGCACTTATTAATCAATTTGCACAGTATGAGCTGTGTTTTGGTAATAAGTTTCATGTAAATCCTGCAGGTTTAAATATTAAGAGTACTGGTTTTAAAATATCTGGAGACCCTTCAACAGTATTTCTTACTGATACTCCAAATGACATGAAAACTGGTGTTCTTTCTATTGTAAAACAAACAAGTACTGGAGAAAGAATAGTTGTTAGTAAGGATGCTGGAGTTGTTGATTATGAAAAGGGAGAAATTATTTTAAACACGGTTAACATCGTGGAAACTTCCCTGTCAGACAATATTATTGAGATTCAAGCATTCCCAGAATCGAATGATGTTGTTGGATTGAAAGATTTGTATCTTAGTTTTGATGTTCCCAATAGTAGAATAAATATGATTAAAGATGTTATTGCATCTGGTGAAGATATTTCTGGCGTTTCTTTCACAAGAGATTACTATACTTCAAGTTACTCAAACGGAGCATTAGAGAGGA